GATAGAGAAGTGCCTCTACGATTACATAGATAAGGGTAATGCCTTCGCTACTTCTCACTTTGAGTCTCGCTATAAGGAGACTGCTGATGGGACAATTATCCCAGACTATGTTGGCCCAAGAGCTGGCAGGATTAGTCCACTGGACATTGTATTCAATCCACTGGCTAGTAGCTTCGATGACAGCTTCAAAGTAGTTAGGAGTATCAAGACACTAGGAGAGCTTAAGAAGCTAGCTGCTACAGACCCTGACCAGAAGTTCTGGGAAGCTGCTATTGAGCGGAGAGAGAAGATTAAGCGCCTTGCTGGTGGTTACAGTGTAGAGGATTGGGACAAGGCTGTTCAATATAGTGCTGATGGCTTCGGTGATATGCGCGAGTACTATATGAGTGACTATGTAGAGATACTAGAGTTCTTCGGTGATTATAACGACTGTACTACAGGTGAACTACATACAGATAGGATTATTACTATTGTAGACAGATCAATGACAGTACGTAATGAACCTATCCCAACATGGTTTGTAGGAGCTAACATACGTCATGTAGGCTGGAGATACAGACCAGACAACCTATGGGCTATGGGGCCACTAGACAACCTAGTAGGGCTACAGTATAGACTAGACCACCTAGAGAACCTTAAAGCTGATGCTATGGACTTAACAGTTCACCCACCACTAAAGGTTATTGGTGAGGTAGAGGAGTTTGTATGGGGGCCAGGAGTTGAGATAAGTATAGATGAGAATGGTGACGTACAAGAGCTTGGCAAGAACCTAAACGGTATAATGGCAGCAGCTAGTGAGATGGCAGCCATAGAAGACCGTATGGAGCTCTATGCGGGTGCTCCGAGAGAAGCGGCTGGCATACGTACCCCTGGAGAGAAAACCCTAGGAGAGGTCATGCAGTTGGCTACAGCAGCAGGCAGGATATTTCAGACTAAGGTCACTAGCTTTGAGGTTAATCTACTTGAACCTCTACTGAATGATATGTTGGAAACCTCAAGACGTAACTTAGACATCACTGATATTATACGTATCACAGATGCTGATCTTGGCATAGAGGACTTCCTTAGTATCACTAGAGAAGACATCATAGCTAATGGTGTAGTACGACCAGTTGGTGCTAGACACTTTGCTAAGCAGTCTCAGGACTTACAGAACGTAATGACAGTGTTTAACTCGCCTATTGGTCAGATGATTGCTCCACATACTTCTGCTTTAGCCCTTACGGACTTTGTAGAGGACATTACAGGACTAAGTGGGTATAAGATATTTACTCCTAACATAGCTGTGTTTGAGCAACAAGAAACACAGAGTCTAGTAGGTAGGGCTCAGGAAGAGGCTCTAATACGCGATACAGTTCCAACGGTGTAATATGAAGACAACTTGGATTAAAGGACTAGAGCCACAGATGGAGGCAGATGTTAAGTCTGCCTTTAAGTCTGCCACAGTAACAAGGGCAAGGCTAACTGATATATGTTATGAGAAGATTGGTACGTCATTGTCTACTAATAAACCTCAGTATGAGTCACCTAACTGGGCTTACCAGCAAGCTGACAATATCGGCTATAGGCGAGCAATGGAAGAAATAATATCTCTCTTAGAAAACTAAATGATAAGAAAACGCTCAAAATCTAGTATATAGTAGTATACTAGAGACTATTAGCTGACCTAACAAAATTAGCTAAATATTAAATTAATCAAAGGAATATAAATGTCAGACCAGACATCAGCATTTAATAATGAAAGTAAGCCACAGGAAACCCCTGTAAAAGAACCTTCTCAAGCGTCTGCTTTTACTGACCAGTTAAGCAAGATAAGAAATGAGAAAGGAGAGCAGAAGTACAACAGCGTAGATACAGCTCTTGAAGCACTATCTCACTCGCAGTCTTACATCCCGCAGTTAAAATCAGAAGTAGAAACTAAAGAGGCGGAAATAAGAAGATTGACAGAGGAGCTTAGCAAGAGAGCAGCAGTAGAAGATGTTGTAGGAAAGCTCACTGCACAACAGGCCAAACCTGAGACTACCCCTCAAGTTAGTGGACTGAACGAGCAGGACGTGTTAAACCTCGTTCAAAACTTCTCAGCACAGCAGTCAGCGCAGACGCAGGCTCAGGGCAACGAGAAGCAAGTTAGTGATGTACTATTCAAGCAGTATGGAGAAAAGACACAAGAGGTTGTCTCCGCTAAGGCTGCTGAGTTAGGCATGACAGTGGAGTCTCTTAAGACTTTGTCCCAGACAAGTCCACAAGCAGCTCTCCAACTCTTCGGTAGTGTAGGTGGGGGAAGTAGATACAAAGCTACTTCGGGAAGCATGAGCATCCCGTCCACGTACAAAGCAGAAGGAACAGAAGTACCTAAGCCAGACAAGTCTCTGCTTAGAGGTGCATCCACAAAAGAACAAGTAGAGTACTTGCGTAAGATACGTGAGAACATCTACCAAAAACATAATATTGAATCTTGAGGAATAGAGAATGCAGTTAACAACTAATACTACAGCGTTCATAGAGCAGGAAATTTATTCTGACTTTATCTTACGTAACTTAGATGACGGCTTACTTGGTGAGCAGTACTACCGTAACGTAGCAGACTTTGGTTCAGGTGATACTTTAAACATCCCTACCATCGGTTCTGTAACAATTCAAGAAGGCACAGAAAATGAAGCCTTCGTATACAACCCAATCGACACTGGTCGTGTATCACTTGTCATCTCTGACTACGTTGGTGATGCATGGTACGTATCAGATGATACCCGTGAAGATGGTACTAACATTGATGCACTTATGGCAGCTCGCTCTGCTGAATCAACACGTGCAATCCAAGAGAACTTTGAAACTCGTTTCTTAGCTACAGCTAACGCTGGACAAACAAATGCAGCAGCCAACTTAATTAATGGCTTCGCTCATCGTATTGCTTCTGCTGAAACGAATGATGTTTTCTCTACAGCACACTTAGTATCTATGCGTTTAGCTTTTGATAAGGCTAACGTTCCTATGCAAGGTCGTGTATTTATTGCAGACCCAGTAGTTGAAGCCACTCTTAACAACTTAGTAACTATTACTAATGATGTTACTCCGTTTGCTTCTGAGATTTTGCGTAGTGGTATGTCAGCAGGCATGCGCTTCGTTGGTCAGCTATACGGCTTTGACATCATCTTATCTAACCGACTACCTACTGGTACGTTTGGTGACGGTACTGAGACTGTTGCTGGCGGTGTTGCTAACATTGCTATGTGTGTACTAGACGATCAAACTAAGCCTGTTATGGCAGCTTGGAGACGTTTACCACGTGTAGAAGGCGAGCGTAATAAAGACCTAAGACGTGATGAGTTTGTAGTTTCAGCTCGTTGGGGTGTTGGCGTACAACGTGTTGACACATTAGGTGTTATCATCACATCTGCAACTGCGATTGCATAAGGGGAATAGATCATGGGTTTTGAAAACAATGCAATTAATTTGGCTAGTGGTTCTGCTTACCAGCACTACGGCCCACGCTTAACTGAGCAAGGCGGCATCTTATCAGGTGGCGATCTTCCAGGTGGTGAAGGTAGCGATAAAGAAGCTGTCATTTACATCACTGGTGATGACTTCGCTGGTGGCACAAGCTTTAACACTAAGCTAACCATCCCAGCAGGATCTATCTTCAAGGAAGCAATCTTTGAAGTAACAGAGGCGTTCACGCTAGGTAATGCTGACAACGTGTTTGATATTGGTACTGATACGTCAGAAGCAACTAACGGTGTTCAGATTGCTAATCCAGATGTAGTAGGCACTACAATTGATGCTACTGGTGGTGGTACTTGGGTGGCAACTGCTGCTCTAGCTGCTGACACTCTAGTTGGTGTTTCTGTAGCTGGTACTACTGCTGCTGTTACAGCAGGCTCAGGCAAGGCTAAGGTAATCATTAAGTACAACAAGGCGTAGTCCTAGTTTACTATATGATGTTTAAGGGAGAAGGAGAGTAATCTTCTCTCCCTTTATTTTTGTCTGGAGGAAACATGGCAATAATACAACATAAAGACATACCAGAGGCTAACCTACATGAGCCTAAGGGTGCTTCAACTTCAACGGCTGGTCACGTAATGACTTCTACAGGAGGCGCCTCTAGTTGGGCTGCTCCAGTGACACAAGTGGATGCTACAGGAAAAGTGTATGGATCCATTCCTTTAGCAGACGGAACAAACACAACATATGGCAACTTAGTCTGGAAAGACTTAGTAGCATATCCAATTGCTAGGATTGGGGGTGGTGGTGGTTTAGCCACAGCCGCATTCCGTGGAGGCAACTACCAAGCCATCCATATGGGG